ATCACAACCCTTAGTAGCCTTTAGCAAATCGTCAGCCAAAGCAATTACCTTAGTCTCAAACGCAGTCTTATTGAATACTGGTAGTTCTTCGTTCGCAAACCTATCTGCATTATCAGATAGGAAATTCCTAAAATGGTCAATCATTGCCATACCGGGATGATTCAACACCTTTGGAAGATTGGCCTTTGTATTACCATCTTCTTCAGATATAGCAATGTAGTCACCTACGTTTATGGTAACTTCACCACTAAATCCCTGTAGGTATTTTACTGTTCTATCTATCTCCAATACCACATGACCATCAAACACTTCTTCGACTCTATGCTTGATGGCACATACAGTCACTTGGTCTGCATTGAATACTAGTAGGTTATCTCCATTGAATGTAACATATGCATAATTCGATAGCATACCATTCTTCGCAGAATCACCATTGTAGTATTTACCCTTCAGGGCAACTGCTTCCAACATTTCACTAAACTTTTTCTTCTCTATTTTTATTTCCATTTCTTTCACCTATTTTGATAAATCCGTAATAGCCTTCCGGCTTTACGGGTAGCCCCATATACAGGGCATAATGTTCTTCCGAACAAAAACTCCGTGGCCCTACGGCCAAATCCTCTACTACGAAGACGGAAGGTTTGTCATCACAAGCCGCACATATTTCATGTGCAAACTCATTATTCTCTTTGACTTCCTTCCGTCTTCGCTTTATGTAATCCTTAAACTGCTCATCAGTTGATATCGTTCCATCCTCAATTCCTTGTTCAAACTCAGCAATGAAATCAGGTTCTTCAAACTCCCCCTTCTTTCCTTTATTTGCGTGTTCTTGTAACCACATCTTCTTAGCATATCTTCTGTCTTGTGGATTGGTATATTGACTAAGATACCTTTCCATCTCCTCGCTCATAGCCAGCCCTTTCCATCCACTATTATCTCTGCACCTTGATTGTCACTCCACTTCTTTATCTTCCAAAAGCCTGTGAGGTTATTCAAAAGGTGGTGAGAGGATGACAACACCAATCTGTCTTCTTCACAAATCCATGTTGCCAAACTCCCTCCGTCCCTAACAAAGGACATTCTCTCCCCACACCTTGGACACTTTGGTGTAGAGTTAGTTCCCTTGAAGGGTCTTTTGATGTAGGGAATTGAGAGGTTACTATTTGGCCCCTCAGATACCACTACTCAAACACCCCCGCCTTAAAATCGGGGATGCCTTTCCATTCATTAGGCGTGTCTTTGTTATCAAAGAACACATCCCAAGTCTTGCCTACTGATGAAGGATTAGTCTTACAGGCATCTAGTGTAGCCACATAGACAGTATCCTTACCACGCCTAGTCTTGGCTAGACGAACCATTTGCAACATCTTGTGCGGGGTCGTCTTATACCAATCGGGTACAGTCCCAACAGGAACAGGAACACCTACTCCGTCATAGACTGCTTTTTCGTGAGTGATAATATATCTATCACAATCCATCAGTAGTATTGGGTTCAGAACCATATCGTAGATATCATTTCGTATCTTCCAATCTAGAGCCTTAACCTTTAGTTTGGAAGTATCTTGTGATATCTTCACTAGGTCTTGGTTCATGTTTACAAGAGACTCTCGCAAAACGGTACTAGACCCTTCCAGCAGTTTATCTACACCATCTAATGCTACGGCTTTTACATTCCCTGTAGCAACGGCATCCGACATAATACTGATAGCGGCTAGACAATTCTCAAATGTCTCTTCCCAATCTTGGGTTCCATTTTTCTTCATTACGTTAGGAACGTGGATATGGACATTCTCATCGTTTGGCCAATTTGCTTTCACAGTAGGAGAGCAACCATCATCTAAATCGAGTATGTGGACTTCCATCCCCTTCTCAATCTCTTCTTCGGTTCTGCAATCTATGACACTACCTGATTTAGTCGTCTTAGGTTCACCATAGATTCCGACAAGAAGATATGACCTATCCCTTTCTCTTCGTTCCTTTCCTTTAGAGAGCATTAGTTTCTTTCGCTCTTCAAAGGACATCCTTTCTTTCTTTTCCTTATTCGTATTCCAACTCATCTTTTTCACTTCCATTTTCATAATATTTTACTTCGGAGTTTCCCCATGTTGTCAAGATGTCATTCAAACCTTCGTGATTCACCTTGAGTCTAATTTCCTTACCGGACATGGTATGGAGTTTGACCCAATATTCACCAGTCTCAAAGTTCTTTTTCCATGTAACAAAATCCACATTGGAAAAAGCGATAGCATAACTGCCACCGTGAATGACACCCCGACTTACCCTAAAGGAATTATAATATCCTTTAGACACTTAAATCACCTTCAATCGAAGAACCACTCAGATTCTTCATCGGTCTGTTCAATATCTTCAGGTGAACCGCCTCTTGCCTTTTGGACAAGAAGACCGCTTACGTTAATTGTCACAGGTCGTAGGTTACCATCGTCATCTGTTCCTTGTGACGTTCTTCCAACTACTACAACACTAGAGCCAATACCAAACTCGATGTTAACTCTCTCAGGTATCCAACAAGCAACACCAGTCCAGTCACTTCCACCATCATAGGAGAAGTCTGTCTCTAGGTCATCTAATACTAGAATCCTGTTTCCGTTCTTTGTCTTGGTCATGTTTAGCGTAGTGACAACACCATCGGTGAACACGAACTTGTCGTTATATCCTCGTCCCTCGACTTCGGTGTGGTATCTATCCAACTCAATTAGTGGACACATGTTGGCTTCTGAATACTCAGCCAATGCATCTAGCATGTTGATGTCAGATGTGTCTGTCTTTAGCACATGGTCATCATCTAGGTCAGCATTAAGTGCCAAGGACTCAACAGTTCGCATCTTTGCACCGTGTATCCTTGACCCATCATTACTATTCAGGATACAAGTAAAGTGCAAGAACTCAAAGGTATTCGGTTCAAACGCCTTTGCACCTAGTCCCTTGTAATCAAAGAAGTATTTGCCCATGCTTCCATCTACGGAACCAATAAACACTCCACTCCTTCTCCACTCAGATTTAGGTAGAGGCTTACCATACCGAGCCTTGTTCCAGTCAGCATCATTAGTGTCTATTGGCACTAGATACTGTCCGTCATCTAACTCAACGTGGTTCTCAGGTATCTTATCGAATACCTTGAGGACTTCCTCTCCGTCCTTCATCATCCTTGCTTCATACTTGTCATCTTCTATTGAAGAGAACAGGGCCACCTTACCATAAGAGAAGGTAGTATCGCTATCACGCTGATACTCCGCTACTATCCTATCACGTTGTAGGGCCATCATGTCTCTTGCCTCTTCTAGAGAACAGAAGAATCCCGTTGCTTGTTTAAAGAACGAGCCTCCACCGCCACCAGTATCCCCACTTTCCGTAGTGGGGTTGTTTCTCTTCCTGACGTTCATACTGTTGGAGAAGTAAGTTCTCCACAGTCCTCTTGCCAATAAGAAATCGTCATCACTAGATGGGTCTAGCCCATTCTTCTGACATATTTCTTCGTACTTGGCAAGAGCGTCTTCTTCAGACATTCCAAGTTTTTCTGCCGCTTTCGCAATCTCATCATTCATTTCTTTCTTCATTTTCATTCCTTCCTTTTTTCTTTGTTTGTAAGATTTCCAATATGGCTTCAGCACTTATGACCACTCCGGCCAATATCCAAAACCAATCGGAATCTAATGTCAATACCCCTGCTAACTTGAGCAAGGGAAGTATAGTTAGGAGCAACCCCCCAACTAAAATTATTTCATATCTAAGCAATAGATGCTTGATATCTTCCTTGTCTACTATTCCATCATCATTAAAATCTAATATCTTCCTTACCATTATCATCACCATTCATCAATTCCATCTCCTATTATTATCAAAAAATATTTTGTAAAGTCCTCTCATTAATACAAATGCCAAAAATACCTCTACTCCACTCATACCATTTGCCCTACCATCCAAGAAGCCAATACCTTTGGAGTCATATTATTGCTCCTCCACTCGGCTTCTCCGACAATACGAAGCAGTTTGAATTTATTGTTACTTTCCATTTCACTTCTTAGGATAACATCATGCAAATTTCGACATACCGTCCTCATGTCTGTAGATTTGTGAATCAAATTATGAACCCCTTCTAGTGCATTAGTATGTTTATTTTCGGCAATCAATTGTAATATTTGGGTGTAAGGCTCAAGGTTGTTGTCTATCAGATTAACTAGACTTCTCCCACTAGAAACCGATGCCTGTATTTCGGTTATGCCTCTACGCAAATCACCTCGGAGGTAACTTATGAACATATCTAATTCCTCTTCGGGGACCACTCGTTGCTCATTTTCAAGGATAGTTGACAGTACCGTTTTCATAATATCATCACTAATCTTCTCAAAGAAATAGAGCGCACACCTAGATTGCAATGGAGCGATAATCTTCCATACATCATTAGCAGTAATGATGAATCTACAATTATCTGCATATCTCTCCATGATTCTCTTGAGGGCATTCTGCGCATCTTTAGTCATGCCATCCATCTCATCAAGAAGTATAATCTTGAAAGGAACGTTACCTATCTTGCTCGTTGAAGCAATCTCCTTGATTCGGGTTCTGACTGTCTCCAACTTCCTGTCATCCGATGCATTGATTTCAAAGAAGTTATTCTCAACCTCATCACCAAGTATATCATTTGCAAGAGCCATAGCACTAGCAGTCTTACCTACACCTGCTACACCACCTAACATGACGTTAGGCATATTACCACTCTTTACCCATGACAAAGCATCAATGGTAAACTTCGGTTGACCAACAACATCATTGATACTCTTGGGTCTATATTTTTCTGTCCACAACATTATTCCTCATCTCCTATTACTCTTTCAATGTAAACACAAGCATCCATCAGTTCTTCCTGTAGATGTTTCATCCATTGAATAAAGGACAAATCCTTTCTTTCCATAGTAGTCCCATATTTGTTTAGACCTACTTGCGCTCTTTCTTGTATCTTCTCACATACCTTATCTTCTATCTTACTCATTCTTATTCCTCCTCATCCTCAAAATATGACCATTCTCCTGTTCTGCCTGATGTAGGCCAGTATCTAAAATTAGGATGCATCCTAAGCAGACTGGTCAATTGAATCTGCGATACTGTTGTTTGTTTGTGTATTCTCCCATTGGTTCCGATGTAGTTATTCATATAATCTGCAAGTTGTGCTAACATGAATCTTTCACCTTCCGTTTCTTTACCGAACTTTACCATTGCTTTGTAGCGATGGTAATTCTTGTTCCTTATGCTTTTAGCCATTAGAACCACCTGCCTAGAGATGGTTGTGCCACAATGGGTGTAGTCTTCTTTCTTCTCTTCTTCTCACCTATTTGCAAGAAGCGACATTCAGCATTGTTTAGTTTCTTCTTCACATCTTCTTTGAAAGTGTCGTCCTTCAATAGGTCTTGTAAGAGATGGCAACTATCTTCCTGAAGACCTATCTTCCGACAGATTCTTTTTATCTA